CCACAACGCCGCCAGTGACGGTAGGCTCCGCAGAAGGCCAGCAAGGTGTAAGCGTTGAGCCAGAAATGAGTGCCTACGACTTTGGCCCATCTGCATCTGAAGCTGGTGGGTTCAACCCTTATGGCGGTGGCTCAGCAGCCGCTATGAACGTGTCGGACGGGCGAGCAGACGCAATGGGATTGTTTGATGATCCAAGGGATTATACTCAGTATGATCCCGGCGATTACGTTAGAAGCACAGTCATTAAGCAAAATCCAATGGCGCAGAATCAAATGACTGGGCGAGTTGGTGAATTTATTCCAGATATGCGCGACATAATGCAAGTAGGCCAGTGAGGTATATGTAATGGCTAGTGATGTACCAAAGAACGTAGCCAACCCTTCTCTTTACAAGAAGGCGAGATCTATGGCGAAAGCTAAATACGACGTTTGGCCTTCTGCGTATTCGAGCGGATATATGGTGAAAAAATACAAAGAGATGGGCGGCAAATACAAAGGCGCTACTGGCGGCGAGGTGACTCTCGATCCGAAGAAAAGCGATCTTGATAAAGACGGTAAGCTTAGTGGTTACGAGCGCAAGCGTGGCACCGCGATAGCCAAGAGCATGGCAAAGAACATGAACATTGGCGGAACTGTAATGGTTCAAGGCCGTGGTTGTGGTGCTATCATGCCAAGCAAGCAAAAGAAGACGAGAGTACCTCGTGGCTAAGCCTAGAGGTGGTCTGAAAAAGTGGTTTGGTAAAGGCAAAGGTGGCAACTGGGTTGACATCTCAGCGCCCAAAGAAGGTGGTGGCTTTGAAAAGTGTGGTCGCAGTAGCGCCAGCGATTCTGATCGCGGTTACCCGAAATGCGTACCCGCAGATAAAGCTGCAAACATGAGCAATAAGCAGATTGCTTCAGCGGTTAGCCGCAAGCGGTCAAAGAAACAGGGTGTTGGTGGCAAGCCTACCAATGTCGCAACTTTCGCTAAAGACGGAGGCGAGATCATGAGAATGAAAAGCAAGATGGGTACGAAAGGCGGCGCAATGGGCGGCAAGAAAAAGATGATGATGCCCGGCGGTATGAAGAAGGGCGGGTCAGCCATGAAGGCCAAGGGTATGGCTAAAGGCGGTGCTATGAAGACTAAAGGCTACGCAAAAGGCGGTGTCATGAAGTCAAAGGGTATGGCTAAAGGCGGTGTCATGAAGTCAAAGGGTATGGCTAAAGGTGGAGCAGCTAACGGCGGCATGAGAAAGCCTTCTAGCAAGAACAGTGGTCTATATGGCCGCAGGTAATGGCCTATCTTCAAAGCAATATTCCACACTTTAAGGCGTGGGTTAGAAGAGAATACACGGTCAATCATGAGCGATACCACGGCGAGTTTTTACACGCTATGGTTATCGCTGTGACCACAATGCCGACAAGGTGCTTGAGTTTTCAGGTCATATTTACGGGCGCTGAGACTTACGACGATGACGAAGAGCCAAACGTGCATGGTGGAGCTATGTGGGCGCGGATGCCGATTACGGCGCTGGTTGCCGACACGCCCTTTGATGAGTGGCCTGAACCGATGCCTGTTTGGGCGGCGCAGCCTTGGGACTGTTCTTCTCATAACCACTCTGTTTATGTCTTAGACCGCGCAACACCATGTCCTTGGCTTGCCAAGATTGATGGCGAGTTCTACCCCGCAAAGTATTATTTCACCGTTGATTACACCGAGAATGAGATAGCGGATGATCCAGCGCAGCACAAGCAGAGCCATGTCATGGAGCTTTTAGATGCTGGCAAATGGACTGGAAACATTGTGGCTTTGCCGAATAACCGTGTAAGGGTGACACACCCAGCGTGGTTCGAGACGGGCGACGGCGCTCCAGACTTCAGACCAAGCCAGCATATCCATTACAGCAAAAGCGATTTAGACTACACTCTTGACGTAAATCAGGTTTTCGACAACCTATACGCAGGTAAGAAAAATGGCCGTAAGCGGAAGTAAAGATTTTGAGTTAGACGTAGCAGACTACGTTGAAGAAGCGTTTGAGCGTTGTGGCTTAGAGCTTCGCACGGGCTATGACCTCAAGACGGCCAATCGATCTTTGAACCTGATGCTTGCGGAGTGGGCTAACCGTGGTCTGAACCAGTGGACGATCAACCAGAAGGTGTTGTCGATGGTCAAAGACACGACCTCTTACACGATTGACGCAACTACACCGACTGCAACGATTGACGTGCTAGACGTATTTATTCGTGAGACCTTGGGCGGCGTATCAACAGACGTGCCGCTCACTCGCATGTCGCGCTCCGAGTATGCCAACCTGTCCACCAAGACAAGCACTGGCAAGCCTAATCAATACCTAATCGACAAGCAGATCAGCCCAACCATCACGGTTTGGCCAGCGCCAGATCAAAGCTCAAAGTACGACTTGTACCTAAACGTGCTAAGCCGCATGGATGACGCTGATGCTGGGGCAAACACCTTGCAGATACCGTTTCGGTTTTATCCCTGCTTAGCCGCTGGGCTTGCGTACTATTTGGCACTCAAGCGAGCGCCAGAAAAGGTTGGCATGTTGAAACAACTTTACGAGGAAGAGTTTCAGCGAGCACTGAGCCAAGACGAAGACCGCGCTTCCTTTAGAGTGGCTCCCGATCTTCGTGGGTACAACATCGCGTAATGGCTTTTGCATCCAACAAACGCGCTTATGGAATCTGTGATATCACGGGTTTTCGTTATCGCTTGAAAGATATGAAAATGACTTGGAACGGGTTGCTCGTTGGGCCTGACCAGTGGTCGCCAAAGCACCCGCAGCTTATGCCTAAGCCAACGCCTGTTGATCCGCAGGCTTTACAGATTTCTCGACCAGACCAAGCCGCTGACGGAAATGACAACAACTTCTTCAGTGTGTACACCAATGTAGGCAATGGGAAATTGGGTACAACTTTGCAAACTTTTGGACTTTCTGTTAGTGTCGGCACAGTAGAGGTAACTACGTCATGAGCTTCACTCTCGCTACACTTAAAACTGCTGTGCAAGATTATTTGCAGGTATCGGAAACCACGTTTACGAGCCAGCTCGATAATTTCATCCAAGAGTCTGAGAGCCGCATCTTCAAAATGGTGCAGCTACCAGAGCAGCGCAAAAACGTGCAGGGATCTGCCACATCTGGAAATCGGTTTTTAGCGACACCGACAGATTTTTTTGCACCGTTCTCTTTGGCTGTCATCAGCAGCAACAAATACATCTATCTGGATTTCAAGCACCCATCGTTCTTGAAAGAGTACAGCCCTGACTCAACAACGACTGGTACTCCGAAGTATTACAGTCTGTTTGATGATTCGGCTTTTGAGCTATCCCCTGTGCCAAACGCAAACTTCACCGTGGAGTTGCATTACCTGCACAAGCCAGCGTCTTTGACTGCTGGTGCGGATAGCGGCACCACCCTGCTCTCTACTGACCACCCTGACGCACTGCTGTACGGGGCGCTGGTTGAGGGCGCTACTTTCCTCAAAGAAACTCCTGACGTAATTGCCAATTTTGAAGCGCGGTTCAAGGAAGCTATCTCTCGGATGAAGAATCTGTCAGAGGGCCGAAATACCCGCGATGAATTCAGATATGACTTATTGCGTACAGGGGTAACTTAATTGGAGCCAATCAAAGAGCTTGAGGGCAAAAAAGTAGCAATCATCGGTCTGGGAGCCTCTCAGATTGACTACGTTATTGGTAAAGAAAACAGTGTCGAATGGGATGAGGTCTGGGTTATCAACTCGGCCCTGTCGGTTTTTGAGTGTGACCGTGTGTTCATGCTTGATCCTGCCAGTCGTTTTTTAGATACCGATGATGCAGGCAACCAAACCGATGTGATGCGTAAGCTTCTGCCTGTTTTTGACAAGCCGATATATACGTGCCAGCTAGACGATCGAGTACCTGCGCTGGTTGAGTTTCCGATAGAAGAAGTCATCAAAGATCAACGCTGCGCCTACATGAATACCACAGTGGCTTACTCACTGGCCTTTGCCGCTTACAATCGGGTGGGTGAAGTGGATCTGTTTGGCATGGACTTCAGCTACAAAAACAACCTGCACTTTGCAGAGGCTGGCAGAGCCTGCCTTGAGTTCTGGATCTGCAAGATGATAGCCATGGGTATTAAGGTAGGCGTCAGCCCAAGATCGTCTTTGCTGGATCAAAATGTTGATCTGCAAGAGCGGCTGTATGGCTATCATCGCTTAGCTGACCCCAAGATTGCTATGCCAGACAATGAGGGTGAGTGGTTGGTTTTTGACTCCTCCAAGCTCCCAGCTATCGTGAAAGAGCACAACTTAGAAACCATTGAGCTACCGCGCTCACCAGAACCATATAAGGGCTAATGATGTCAGGGAACGGAAACTTTGAGATCGGCAATGTGATGGTTTCGACCACAAACAACAAGGGCCACGACCCTGAGTTCTGGGCAGAACAGATAACCAATCGGATTGTATCGGTCTCGGCAAACGCAGAGCCGCATGTGAGACAACAAGCCCTTGCTTTTAGAAAGTATATTTATGAAGTAGTATTGAATGGAATGCGTAGTGCAATCGCCTCTGATCGTGTCACAATCAGGGGTAAGCTAAGCGCCCAAGGCCACGAAGATATGGCGAACATCATAAAGGAGCTTTGACATGGCTATTACTTCAGCGATTTGCTCGTCTTTTAAGCAGGAAGTGCTTGTCGGCACTCACAATTTTACAGCCACATCTGGCAACAGTTTTAAGCTTGCGTTGTACACTTCAAGCGCAACACTAGGCGCAGCTACCACGGCGTTCACGACCACAGGTCAAGCCAGTGGCACAAACTACACCAGCGGTGGCAATGCTTTGACGAATATCACTCCAGTGTTGAGTGGAACCACGGCAGTTTGCGACTTCTCTGATCTTACTTTTGGTACGGCGACTGTGACTGCGAGAGGGTGCATGATTTACAACGACACAAACTCCGACAAAGCTGTGGCGACCATAGACTTTGGCGGCGACAAGACAAGCACCGCTGGCGACTTTACGGTGGTGTTCCCTAGCCCAACGGCGACTGGCGCGATTATTCGGCTTGCGTAATGCCACTCTCAAGAATTGAGTTTCAGGCAGGAATCAATAAAGAAGAAACCGATTACGCATCTAAGGGTGGATGGGTCGATGGGAACTTAATCAGATTCCGCAAAGGCCGCGCAGAAAAACTGGGCGGCTGGCGAAAGAAAGGGGGGAGCACCTTTCTAGGCGTTGCTCGCGCTCTGCATAGTTGGATTTCTTTGGCGGCAACAAAATACATCGGTATAGGCACCACCTTCAAATACTACGTCGAAGACGGTGACGCTTATTACGACGTTACGCCAATACGGAAAGCGTCAACGAACTCGATTACCTTTTCCGCGACTGACGGTTCATCCACAGTCACAGTCACTGACAGCAGCCACGGGGCTGTGACCAATGACTTTGTGACGATATCTGGCGCAGTCAGTCTCGGCGGCTTAGTGACTGCCGATGTGCTGAATCAGGAGTATCAAATCCTGTTGGTTACGGGCACAAACACTTACACCATCACGGCTAAAGACACCTCTGGCGCTACCGTCACGGCAAACAGCAGCGACTCAGGCAACGGCGGTTCTGGCGTTGACGGCTCTTATCAGATCAACGTGGGCCTAGATACCTATGTTCAGGGCACTGGCTGGGGTGTTGGTACTTGGAGTTCAGGCACGTTTGGCTCTGCAAGCGCGGTATCTTCAGTCAACCAGCTCAGAATATGGACGCACGACAACTTTGGTGAAAATCTCATCATGAACGTGCGTGGCGCTGGCATTTACCGATGGGTCGAAAACAACGGCACCAGTGTTAGGGCGTTGCTTTTGTCTGGTGTCACTGGCGCAAACTTGGTGCCGACTGTTGGGTTGCAGGTAATTACCAGTGAAACCGATAGGCATTTGATTGTGCTCGGTTGCGACCCAATTTCAGGAGGCGCTAGGACGGGCGTTATTGATCCCATGCTTGTGGCGTTCAGCACGTCTGAGGACGAGCTGGAGTTTGAGCCGTTGGCGACTAATAGCGCGGGCGATGTGCGATTGTCAGCAGGATCGTTCATTGTCGGCGGCTTGAAGTCTCGGCAAGAGGTATTGATCTGGACAGACACAAGCCTGTACAGCATGAACTTTATTGGGCCACCTCTCACCTTTGCGGTGAACCTAATCAACGAAGGCTCTGGACTGATTGGGCCAAAAGCGGTAGCAAACGCCCCAACTGGCGTTTATTTTGCCTCAAAAACAGGCTTCTATTTCTACGCCGGGTCAGTTCAAAGGCTTCCATGTACCGTTCAAGAATACGTTTTTGAAGACTTAGATTTGGGTCAGGCGTTCAAGTGTCACATGGGTATCAACAGTGAATTTGGAGAGATGTGGTTTTTCTACCCTAGCCTCGAAGACGGCACTGGCGAGATAAGCCGTTACGTCATTTACAACTACGAAGAAAACAATTGGAGTATCGGAAGTCTTGTTCGTTATGCATGGCTTGATGCTGGCATTGAGGATCAGCCGATAGCGACGGTCACCATTTCCAGCGGAAACTGTCTCTACAATCACGAACTTGGTTTCGATGACAACACAGAGCCGATGTCGGATGTGTTCATTGAATCAGCAGACTTAGACATTTCAGATGGTGAAAGCTTTGCCTTCGTGAAGCGAATTATTCCCGACATCAAGTTTGTCAAGCAGAGTGGTATCAGCAACTCGCCAGCAATGAATATCGTATTGAAGCGGCGAGACTTCCCAAATCAATCCTTGACCACGGACTCCACTACCCAAGTGACCGAGGCAAGCACTCAAAACAACGTGCGAAGCCGAGCGCGACAAGTGGTGTTGCGGTTTGAGAGTGACGATGACAATGTGAGCGGTAATCAGCTAGGCTATAAATGGCGATTAGGCTCGACAAGATTGGATTTACAGCAAAGCGGTAGGCGCTAAATGAGTAGGCTGTTAGAAACTCGATTGCCTACAGCCGTTGGCGAAAAAGTTGATTCAGGCACATTTAACCGATTGGTTCGCATCATTGAACTAAACCTTGGTTCGTTAGACTTTACGATTTCTCCGCACTTTAATTCTACTGAAATCAGTCAGCTTCAGTTTGCAACGGGTAGTATAATCTTCAATACTACCAACCAAATACACCAAGCGTTTGACGGCACCGCTTTTCGAGACCTATATAGCCATCAAACTTATCCAACGGGACTGGCGATCACCGCTGGCGTTGGGGCTGTAACTGTGAGTACACCGTAATGGATGCAATGCTTCAGAGTCGAATTCAGAACTTAATTGGCGATGATATGCCAATGGGTGTTGAGCAATACGCAGAGGGGGGTGAAGTTGACCTACCTGCTGAAATAATGATGGCAGACCCAGCTATGGAGATGATGGAACCACCTTCGGGTGCAGATTTGGAGCAGGCGATTGGCGCTTTGCTGCGCGAGCGGGATATGTCGGACGATCCAGTGGAAAGAGAGATCCTTGAAGGAATGACTGAAAACGTCGCTGTAGCAAATCAAGCTCCGATGGCGGAGCAGGCGATGATGCTTGCTGAGCAAGGTAGGGGTGGTGACACCCAGTTAGCTCACCTTCGCGTTGGGGAGGTGGTGTTGCCCCCAGAGGCGTTTGAAGACGCTGAGTTTGAATCGGCTGTGGGTAGAAAATTTGAAGAACTCGATTTAGACCCAGAGGCTTACGTTGTTGGAGCGGGTATTGCAAGCCTTAACCCAGTTACTGGCTTAGAGGAGTTTGGCTGGTTTAAGAAAACATTCAAAAGCATTAAGAAAGTCGCTAAAAAAGTTGCTCCTGTCGCCATGTTGATCCCCGGTGTTGGAACGGCTTTGGGTGCGGCACTTGGCGGTATTGGTGGATTAGCAGGCACAGCTCTAGGCAAAGTCGGTTTGGGAAGTGTGGCAAAAACTATTGGCGGCTTAGCGGGTACTGCCTTAAAAGGTGTTGGCAGTTTAGGAATACCGGGAGTTTCATCTATTGCAGGAGG